ATGGTATCTAGGCGTATGCGACCACCAAAATAACTTTCAAATACCTTAGCGGCTTGTTTTGTTGGGCTTGCGGCCAGTTCTTGCAGTTTCATTGTCTAATCCTCGTTGTTGATAATATTTAGCCTGATTGACACAATTGGCCAATTGAAGTTCAAGTTGCTTTTTCAGTATTATCTTGCCTTCTAGCTTGATTTCAATGTCTTCACGGAATTGGGGTCGAGTGCTACGATCGCCTACTGCGGCTCTTACGGCTATGTCGTTAGTGATATGCCCTAGCTTTTGATCCAATCTATGTAAATCACGTGCCAATGCATATGATTTGTGTTTGTCGGCTATACACCAACTTAGTGCATTACGAGTGTTAGTGAACACACCCACATCAGTTGCCGAGCAAAAAACGTGGTATCCATTGGACTCAGGTCGTATGACATAACGCCCAAATGCTTTGTATTCACCATCTTCATTTTGGAAAATCATCTGGTCCATCAAGCCACGGAATTCCTGGCGGAAAATCCGGTCAAATTCTTGTTCTGTATTCATTTAATAACGTAGTGTGCTACTAGCCAGGCTATGGTGGCAACCAACGTGCCAATAATACCAGCACCCCACTTGACCAACTGATCTGTGCGCTGATCGCTCATGCGTTGTATCATGTCATGCACTTCGCGGACCACGGTAGAAAGACTGGAGATTTTATTATCCACATTGTCTATACGGTTTTCTAAGGCATTGTATCTTTCAGCGCATAATTCGACGTGTGCTTCCAGACTCTTTTTTTCAATTTCTGTTGTTCCGCTCATGGGTTTTCCTAGTTCACTTATTTACCGTAAGTGGGCTGAACCAAATGTTTTGTCTGGGTCCAGAAGTCACAACCACGGATGCTAGTTCTCTACGGTTGTCAAGGTCTGTCAGCATGGGCACACCGTCTGCATCGCTGTACAAGACTGCTACAGGATCGGCATCAGTGCCGTATGCTCCCGGAGTTTCAGTTTCAAATTCAAAACTCCAACTGGATCCTTCGCGCTCGGGCACAGTTGACTCGACCTGTGTTCGCATGCCAATGATTTGATTTACAGTTTCCCAGTTGCGTTGTTGATTTCTGGATCTATTCCAGTCTGCCGCATCTTGTATGGTATTGCCAGCACGATCTTCAAAAGGCACTCGCGACGATTTAAAGTATCCAGTGACACCAGTGGCGGTAATATCAAACAAAGTGGTGCAGGAGAATCTCATTGATTAGTAGTTAGCATCGAGTGTGTATTTAATGCCAAAGAAAAACCCCAGGTTTTTAATCTGGGGTTGATCAACGACGAAAGTCGTGATACTGACTCGATTAAGAGTAGTATGTACCTTGAGTAACGAATGTTGCTCGTGCAAACACGTTAGCAGTTGGAATACCAATAGTTGCTGTGTTAGCTGTTTGAGCAGCAGCAACTAAAGTAGCTGTGTCATAAGCAGCAACAGGATACAATGCAATAGCGATGTTTGCGTTTTGTGCACCACCAACTTGATACATTGCAACTGTTGAAGTCTGTTGAATTGCTTGTAGAACGTTAGAAACAAAGTTAGAACCACTAGCAATTCCACCTTGACCAGTTAAAGCAGCGTTAGCTACCACTGTGAAAAAGTCTAATTTAGGACCTGCAAAATTGGTAACTGCGGCGTTAGCCACGTTAGATGATTGTGCTGGGGTACCATTAAGTACGTCTGTTGCGAATACCGGTTGTGCGCCACCGGAAACTACGGTTATATATGCCATTTTAAATCTCCTTTATGTATGGACTCAGAGGTCCTACTATTATTTATGATCTGGAGTAAAAAATCAAGTTTTGGGTTGTTGATCTGGATTGTTTTTGGCACGATTGGCACTGGTAAATCCACCTGCTAGACGGTTTACAGCCTTGGAGATACCAGCCGGAGTTGCCATTACCCAGCCTTCTTGACCAGGATGTTGTAGATCTAGTTGGCGTAATATGTCCATCTTGATGTCGTGTAGCAGGCCCCAGGTTTCAAATGCCGCGGCCATGCCTTCTAGATTGCTACGTGGGCTTTGTAGGTATTCTACTATGTTGGCAAACTTTCTTGGACTCTGTGTGCTTTCGAGCCAAGGTCCAAAGCCGGCAATCAAGTTGTCAAAGTCAGTGCCTACCCTGCTATTAATATAATCAATGCACAGTTTAGGCAAGTCGGTGATTTGCAAGGCTCGCAGTTCTGCTGGATTGAATAGGCCATCAATGGCCGAGCCTGATGTTTTGTATACGTCTCTTAGGGCTTGTACCAAGTTCTTATTGGGCCGCACATTTTCTTTGGCATACACAGGTTCCAATAGCAACAATCCCGGAACACGTCGAAAATCAATGTTGCCGATTGGTTCTTTTGGTGCACCTGGTTCAGCATATCTTGTGTGCATGGCAATACCAACTTCGCTATTGCCGATACGTTTTCCAACGTCACTGGCAATGGGAATCCTGTAGGTAATAGCATTGGGAGTAAACACAAAATTACCAGCATCTTCTGGAGGACGATCAGTGTATAACAAATCACCTTGTACATAGCCACGGAATGTCTTGGGCAAGGCCGCACTTAGTAAGGGCCATAATTTTTCATATATGGGACCAAGATACTCAACACGCCCAGCCGGTTTGCCTTTGGCGGCTGCATCTTGATCTCGTTGTGCTAACAATCCAATCGCTTGACGTGGGCTTGTAAATAATCCATTGTAGCCTTTGGCACCAAACCCAGATACATCAGTTAGTACAAAAGTTCCCGCTGGATCACGGCCAAATACCAGGGCTGGTTTGCCATCCCATTTGACTGTGGTAGTAGCACCAGTATTTTCGGCTGTTTGTTTTACTATGTCCATGGCTTTTTTGATGCCTGCACTACCGTTACGGAACACATAATCTTCCAGATGTTCGATACCTTTGGCACGACCACCTTGTACTTCGGCTTCTACTATAATCTGCATGCCTTGATTGACTATACGATCTCGCAGTCGTGCCAGGAAGTTCACTTCGTTGTATTCTTGATAAGGATTGACCACGGCACTTTCCATAAAAGGAATGCCTTCTCGTTCCATGTGTGCTCTAAAGTCAGCTAGCTTGGCGTCACGCTGAGGATCTGTGCTTATGGCCTGTAGTATGCTTTCTACACTGGCCAAGTCTTGACGTGTGGCAGTTTTGTTTAATAATAGTTTGGCCACTCGATCTGGATCATCAGTGATCAATTTGTTTGTGGCTCGATCAGCTATACCAGCTACTTGATTCAGTTTGTAGCCCATGCTTTTGGCCAGGCTGTTCATGAGCACATTACGTTCACGACCTTTGAATTTACTATCTGCTGGCATGGCGCCTAGCACAAACTTTGACCACGGCACATTGTTCATCAACATAAAATCAGTTTGCACATAACCACGATCAGGTCTTCCTGTGATGGGTGTTTTAAAATGTACCGCTGTGCCTGACTTCCTGACCCATTCTTGCGGTTTAAATCCGTGACTGATGGCCCACTGTTCCAGTCTTTGTTGTAGTTGTTCTTTGGTGACCTTGTTGGCATCCACGGCAATATCTAGATCGCCCGACGTGTCCTTGATACCGGTGCTGCCCAAGGTGTTGTTTAATAGATCCAGGCCAGGAACCAGTTCTTCTAGCCAGGCCAAGGTTGGTTTGACATCGGCCTGATTGATACGCTGGGTAAGAGCACGACCGTCGGCATCTTTGAATACGTTGCCACCTTCAAAAATGTTCATCGACCGTTCCAAATTCGTTGTACCAAACCGTCCATCCAATCGTTACCGGTTGATGTGGGGGCAGATCCTCCTGCTTTGTGTGCCTGTTGATTCAAAAGATAAAAATCTGCGGCGCTGAGGCCGGTGACAGCGGCTTGTTGGGCATTGCCCATGGGTTGGCCAAACGTTGCGCCGGCTTGAGCCTTGTTTTGATTTTTAGAATTTTTTGCCTGTACCACATGATTAGCAGCCACAGCCAAAGTAAAAAAGTCACGAACTAGTTTTTGCTGTTCGGCGTCGTTGTCTTTTGCGGCCACGATTTGTTTTAGTAAAGGGTCTAGTCTGCTTGCTACGTCACTATCGGCCTCTAGTTCTGCCAGTTTAGTGGTTTTCAATTGGCCATCAACCCACTGACGGAACCCATCAGTATAGGCCTGACTGGCTTGTTGTGTAGGAGGTACCTGTGCGGTTTTGGCACCACCCGGCACCACTATGCCACCCGGAGTGGTATATTCTGGAGCTTCATTTAATGACGCAAGTTGTTTTGCTGTTGTAGGCCATTTGGCTACCACGCCATTGATCCACTGTTGAGCTGTTGGATTGGATTTGAGCTTGCTCAAGGCTTGATCTAGCGTGGGCACTGGTTCTGGAGATGGCAACATTTTTTCTAATTTGCCCAGGGCTTTTGTTGCTCGCGTATTGAGTCGTTCTTGTTCGGCTGATTGACGGGCTTGCTTTGCTTGGTCCGACCATCCGATGGTAGCACCGCCAGTTTTGATCGCATCGCCAACTGTGCTGAAAATATCACCTTCATCCAGCTTGGGTTTTCGAGGTTGCGTTAGTTCATGAATTTGCATCGGTACGTCTCACTGTTCTTGTAAACTTGGCAGGATCTCTTAGCTTGATAGCATTGATCAATTTACGCTGTAAATTTTCAGCCTGTTCTGCTGTGTAACTTGAGTCTATTTGCTCAAGCAGGCGTATGGCGCTGGCAATGATGTTTGCGGCACGATTTTCGATAACATGACGCTGATCACGCTCGGCGTATAGTGTTTCTAATTCTTCGAGAATGCTACGGGTTTTCTTTTGCATAGGGCCAGGACCTTTGTATTATTTATTGCAACCAATGAAATAAGATTTATAAATATTCACCTATGAAGTCAATCCTGTTTCCAAAGCCCTATGCAAGCCAATATGATTTACGAGGTGAATCTTTATCCTGCTACGGGAGTGATTTTCGTGGGTGTGTAACTTACAATTTCAATGATCAAGGATTTCGCAGTGATTTTAATTATGATCTTCAAGATCCAGATTCGTTAGTGGTGTGTTTAGGAAGTAGCATAGGAACTGGGCATGGGCTGGAAATGGCAGAAACTTTTAGTAGCCGAGTAGCAAAACATTTCAATAAAAAATTATGGAATTTAGGACAAGGTTGTTTTAAAAGTAGCAATCAAACCATACTCGAGCAAATAGAATTTCTAACCAAAACCAATCTTGACATTGCTTATTACGTGATACAATTTACTCATATAAATCGTATGGGAACCACTGGTCAAAGTTATTTGGAACTAGATAAAGATGTTGCTGTGGAGAGATTCACTGAAATTTTGCAAAAAATTACAGCGTTGTTAGAGAACAAACTCTGGTGTTGGTTGTTGTGTGATTACAGTAACAATCAATTCCCAGAATCAGTGACCAATCATCCACACAAGATTGTTATTGATCCGGACAGTGTGGATTTTGTAGAGGTCGGACCATTTGAGCATTTAGCCCCAACGCAACATGCTTTAAATATGTTATCATTACATCCAGGAATTGAGTGGAACCAACACATAGCCGCTGCTATCATTGAGCATTTTGATGAGTATTAATAATCATTGGCGTAACAAACAATTAGTCCAAGACATGTCTTGGCAAGAGAAACAATGTATTAATTTTTGTCAAATGCACAAAGAAATCAAATGGGGATGGCATGGAAAAAAAAGTAACTTCTATATGTTGTGTAATGAAGTTTTAGATTTTGACAATAACAACACTGGTGCGATTATCATAAACACTCCTATCAAAGTTACCATTGATGATTTTATAAAACAAATCAAAAGCATATTACACAAAAAAATCAAAGTCGCATACCTGGCTGTGAATCGTTACGAGTTTATAATAAAAGAAGATATGTGTTTAGATTTTCCAGATCGCGTCGATCAATGCATAGATTTAATTGTTTCAAGATGCGATAATAATTTTTGTAGGTTATATCAACCCGCACAAGTTGATGGTAATCATTTTGTAGGAATACACGGACTAGATGTGTTTGTTTATGAACGTTATTAACAATTATGCTCAATTGACGATAAGTCCGTTACAGTCTGTTAGACTGTACCTACAATCGCGTCCATTATTACACTATTGGAACCAAAAAAGACACAAATCGGCTATATCACCCAACGCTGTGATTAATTTAATTGATAAAGAATTAGATTCTGACTATATTTCTATAGACTGTGCAGGATGGTATTTTGCCAACGATCAGCGTTGGTGCACTGCTATAGAATTGCATGATCAAAGCCTGCGATATTGGAATGATATTTATTTTGAATACGACTACTTGACTTGGCATCCCACTTATCTAAAACCGTTACCGGTGTTGGCTTATTTTAGCAGTTATTTTAAATACTGTGAATTAGAAGAATTTTTGACTTTTTGTGACCTTTGGACACAACATCATCCTAAAGTGATTATAGGATTGGATCCTACCAAGATAAAATTTAATTATTTTAAATTTAACTTGTTGGATTTGATCCATCATAAATTACCAACCTTAAAAATCCAAGTTTTGCAAAAGAAAAATTTTTCTTTGCTTTTTACATTATCGAGCTTATGAAAACAATAATTTTTTTCAGAGAAGGGCTCAGCGGCCATTATTTTAAATCAATCCTGAATGACGATCAAGAACAAATGAACTTCAGGGTCGATTTGTGGCAACCACAAACTGACAACAAAAAACAACCCATAAATGATGAGTCATGTCAGTGTTTTCATTTTCATAAACACCCAGAGCATTGGAAAAAAGCCAGCAAAGGCTTTGATTTAATTTTAACTATACAGGTTCAAGAAAAAATCTATCATGCAATTTACAATAACTTTTATAAAAAATATTTGATTGAAAATCCACATCTGCAACAGGATTTTAAATATTGGACTTCAAATCAATTATTTTGGTATGATGTTACATACTACAACATGAAAGAATACTACGCCTTGTTCCAAAAAGATCTTATTGAAAATGATTTTCCAAACATAATTGAATTTGATAGTTTGCTCAATATGGATTACATTGAACATGTTGTCATGCACTACTTTAATAAACCGTTAACTGACAACATGCGTCGCAAGGTAACTGAGTATTCAAAACTGCAATTACAACATAATTTGTCTGGAAAACAAACTGATATGCAAGACATAATCCGTGACTTGCCCGATCAGTGCTTTATTGAATCACCTTGGTTTGCTTCTTACTGTATATTCAAATATGAAACCAATAATAATCTATTAGAAGATCAAAGAGAATGGAGCATTGACATGGTTACCACACCAATTGATAAAAAATTCTTGTTGGATATTGCTCCTAAATATAACTCATGAGCTGGTTTTAATTTGTCCTAGTAATTGTTTTAGTTTGGCACTTTGCACATCAGCCAAGACTTTGGTGATTTCACCTGTGGTCTGATCCACTGTTTCTGTTGGGGTGACACGGCTCTGTGTCTTGATACTTTCATAGATGTTGGGCTTTTTAAATCCATTGCTGGCAGATTCGTCATCGCCTGGATCTGTGATACGCATGGTTTCAATATTGTAGTCCAGGTCAATCTTCATGCCCACCCCTGTACTGGATCGGCTCTTCATGCATTGTATCTGATACTTGCCACGCTCTTTCATGGCTCTACTTGTGAATATACCAAACACATTGTCCGCAGTATTGATTTTAGATATACCACCACTTATATGGCTATGATCAAACTCAACTTCTTCTACTGCACTACGATTCAACTGCGATGCAGTCACAAACAACACATTGAGTTCTTTGGCCAAGTTTCGCAGTTCTTCACTCACATACTTGTCCTTGACAAACAGATCATTTGGACTGACCTTGGCCGATACTGGCATCAACAAATCCAAGTAATCACACATCACAAAGTCCACCCGAATTCCGGTCTGTACCTGTACTTCTTTGATATAACTACGGATGTCATTGATCGTGCTCTGTGCTGGGATGGCCTTGATTCTATACTGTCCGGCTTTCTTGCTAACCAGTTTTACCTTGAGTTCTGTTTGGTCAATGTCCTTGCGTATTTCTTTTGTGCTCATTCCAGCCAACATGGCGTCAGTCCTTAACGCACACAGTTCTTCGCTTAATTCTAAACTGATATACACACCACTGAGTCCGGCCTGTAGCCAACTTAATGCTATGTTCATCATGACCAGACTCTTGCCTGATCCTGATCCACCAGCAAAAATGTTCAGTTCACCGCGACTGAATCCACCATACAAGATACGATCCATCTGTGGCCAACCTGTGCTCACTTGTCCACCTGAGTTAAAATACTTGTCTATTCGGGCTCTTGGATCGGCCCAGTAGTCTGTGCCCATGTCCTTGGTTAGACTGATCTGCACCGCATCCTTGATCAGTTTTTCTACCGGATCATACTCACCTTTTTCCAACAAGTCTGCACTCTTGAGAATAGCACGTTCCAGTTCTTGGCGTCGAGTAAATGCTTCAAACTCTTCCATGAACCAGTCAAAGTGTCCTTCTGTTAAATCCGGAATGTAGTGTAGCCTAACTCCTGTGGTCGCTGATATCTGTTCCGCTGATGGAAGTGTTTTATGATCATTGCTGTGTTTAGCAATGAACTCGGCTGCGGGTCTAAGACTGCGATCAAAGTTTTCTGGATTGTAAATGTTCTGCACACGCACATAGCTCTCTGCGTCCTGCAACATCATTTCTAAGAATAGCTTTTGTACATCAAGTCCGTAATCTTTTAACAAGTTGTTTCTTCCTTAGTTCAATTTTAATTCGACTGGTTTCTCGAGCGTGCATTATAGTTAGCAACGTGGCCAAACGGCCCATATAAATTACTGCATCATTTACATCTTTGATTCCGTCTGGCCACTCAGGTATACTTACACTCCATCCCAGTTCAACTGCACGCTCTACCAGTCGCATGCCCGGTAAGTCTTGATCGGGGACTACTACAACTTCTCGCCCAAGGCTCCTTATTAATCGAGCCTGTGCGTCATTTATATCTGCGTGTAATACAGCTACACCATTGATACTAAGTGCATCAAATACCCCTTCCGTTACAACAACTGATTGCCAGGCGTCTTGTTGCAGGTCTGTACCAAACACATAACCAGGTGGGGTATGATTGATATACTTAGGACTGCGGTCGTCGAGATATCTTGTGGCATATCCTACGACTCGATGCTCATGGGTGAATGGCACGACAACTCCTAGTCTGGCTGTCCACTTGGCATCGCTAGGAGTACCTTGGAGTCCATACGGATAGTCCAAGGGTAGCCGTCTCTTTTGCAAGTATTCCCAAACACTGGGAGT